CGGTCGGTCGAGGCCCTGAACCACCTTCGAGCCACGATCGACCGTCTCGAAGACGAGATCGTCGAAGCCATCAAGAAGGAGATCTGATCCATGACCCAATACGCCTTCGGCGTCGGCGCGCTCGTCGGGTTGCGCACCGACGCCGCCAACGCCACGCCGGCGCAGTTCGGCACGCTGCAGCAGGTGCAGCTCGATATGAGCTTCACCATCAAGGAGCTGATGGGCCAGTTCCAGGCGCCGGCTGCGCTGGCGCGCGGCACGCTCAAGATCACGGGCAAGGCGAAGGCCGCGCGGATCACCGCCGCGAACTTCAACAACATCTTCTTCGGCCAGACGCTGGGCACCGGGAACACGCTGACCCAGATCAACGAAGCACAGTCGGTGCCGGCTGCCGGACCCTATGCGGTCAACGTCGCCAACAAGACGAACTTCATCGCCGATCTTGGCGTCGCCTATGCATCCAGCGGCATCATGCTGGCGCCGACATCGGGATCTCCCGGCGCCGGGCAATATGGCGTCAGCGGGGGCACCTATACATTCAGCGCCGGCGACGCGGCCGCCAATCTGCTGATCACCTACAGCTATACCGCGACGGGCGGCGCCAGCATCGCGCTCACCAACATGCTGATGGGCTCGCAGCCGACCTTCAAGCTGATCCTGAACGAGCAGTTTCAGGGCAAGCTGCTCAACCTGCAGCTCAATTCCGTCGTGTCGCCGAAGCTGTCGCTGCAGTTCAAGAACGAGGATTTCATGATCCCGGAATTCGACTTTGCCGCGGCGGCCGACGCGGGCGGCAATATCGGCAATGTCTGGCTGTCGGAGTAACCGCGAATGACAGAGATGATCACGATCGGCGGGCGGACTTTTCCGGTCGCGCCGCTCAAGTTTCGCGACCTGAAGCGCGTGCTGCCGCTGTTCCTTCGCCTCGGCATCGACAGCGAGGCGGAGGTGGATGCGCAAGGGGAGATCATCACCGCCGCGATCGCCACGCTCGATCCCGGATTTACCCGCGCCGCCTTCGACGACCTGACGCCGACCGTGCAGGAGCTGCAGGCGGCGGTGTCGGCGGTGGCGCTGCTGTCGGGGCTTAGGCCGCGGGAGACGCCAACGGGGGAAGCGCCGGCGGCGAGCCTTTCGACTGGGGAGATCTCTACGGGCTGATCGCGACCGGCTGCGGCTATAGCTGGCCCGAGATCGACGCGATGACGCTTCCCCAGTTCCAGGAGCTCGCCGCCTATTGGACGAAAAATCCGCCGACGCATCTGCTCCTTCGGTCGATGGTCGGGTTCGGGCGCGAAACAAGAACCGAAAGCCTCGCCGACCTGATGGCGCGGATCGGGCCCGGCGGCGTGCTGCGCGCCTCGTAGGGATCGGACGATCCCGAACCGGGACTCCCCGGCGCCAGCGTATGTCTTCTCCATTTCGGAGCGTTCCACGTGGCTGACAACACGCTCAAAATCAAATTCGCCGTCGACGATTCGGATCTGGAAACAGGCCTGGCCAACAGCCAGCAACGAATCTCGGATGCCGCGGCGGCGCTGCAGAAGGATCTCGAAGGGCTAGGCCAGAGCGCGGCGCAAACCTCGCTCGCGCTCAAGGGGCTCGACGATCTGTCCGACGATGATCCGAAAAAGATCCAGGAGAAATTCGCCGAGGAGACGCAGCAGCTTCAGACATTGATGACGCTCCACAAGGTGACCGCCGACGAGGCGATCGCAGAGCGGAAGCGGATCGAGGAGGCGCGTGACGCCGCGGTGCGCGCCGAGCTGCAGGCCGAAGCCTTGTGCGTCACCGAGAAGGAGGCGCTGCACGAGCGTCTGCAGGCGAAGGAATATGCCGAGGAGACCAAGCACGATGCGCGCATGCGGGCGCTCGATTTGCAGGCGGTCCGGGAGTCCGAGAAATCCTGGGAGCAGTTCCTGGCGCCGATCAGCCACGCCACCGACAGCGCGATCAACGGCATCATCCGGGGCACGCTGAGCCTCGACAAGGCGATGCGCAACATCGGCCAGTCGCTGGTCAGCGAGTTCACGAGCGTCGCGGTCAAGCGGCTGACCCAATGGGTCGCTTCCGAAGCCGCGATGACCGAAGCGACCGTCGCGGGTACGACGGCGCGCGGCGCGGCCGAGCAGCAGGGCCAGGGCGCCTCGATCGCGCTGCATTACGGCACGGCGATCAAGAAAATCGCCTCGGCAGCCTCGGAGACCTTCGCCGGCGTGTTCGCCTGGGCGTCTCCGGATCTGGGGCCGTTCGCGGCGATCCCGGCGACGGCCGCCGCGGCTTTGGTGATGGCGAAGCAGGCGTTGATTCCGTCGGCTGCGGGCGGATGGGATATTCCGGCCGGGCTCAATCCGCTGACGCAGCTGCATGAGCGCGAGATGGTGCTGCCGGCCTCGATCGCGGAGCCGCTGCGCAGCGCGGTCGCCGGCGGCGGCTTGGGCGGCGACACGCATATCCACATCCACGCGATCGACGCCCGCGGCGCGAGCGATTGGATCAACCGCAACGGCGACAAGTTCGCGGCGGCGGTGCGGCGGCAGGCACGGCTGTTCAATCCGGCCGTGAGGCCCGCATGAGCGCCGCGGTCTTTCCGACGCTCGTCGGCCTCGCCTACCCGGTGGTGCGGACGCCGATCTTCAAGACGCTGACTCAGGAGGCCGTGTCCGGCAAGGAAAACAGGGCCGCGCTGTGGGTCTATCCGCGCTGGAGATGGACGCTGTCCTTCAACTTTCTGCGCGACGATTCCAACAACGAGTTCCGGACGCTGCTCGGCTTCTGGCTGGCTCGGCAGGGCGCCTATGATTCCTTCCTGTTCGACGATGTCGACGACGACAACGTCGTGGATCAGCGGATCGGCCTGGGCAACGGATCGAACCTGTCCTTCCCGCTGGTGCGTTCGATGGGCGGCTTCATCGAGCCGGTGCAGGCGGTCAACGCCAGCATCGTCGCAACCGTGAAGGTGAACGGGGCGACCCAGGCCTTCGGCACGCAATGGGGCTGGATTTTCGGAACCTGGGGTCCGTACGGCATCCAATTTACGCCCGGAAACGCTCCGGCGAGCGGCGCCGCGGTGACAGCGAGCTTTTCCTATTATTGGCCGGTCCGTTTCCTGGCCGACGATGTCGAATTCTCGAAATTCATGAACCGGCTTTGGGAAAACAGGAAGCTCGAATTCGAGAGCGTGAAGTAGCTCGTTTTTCCGCGCCCCTTCCCGACAAGGTCAGACCGATGAAATCCGCATCCGCGGCCCTGCAGGCGATACTCGCCGGCGGGCAATTCTTCATGGCCGATTGCTACACCGTCACGCTGGTCGACGGGACGGTTGCGCGCCATACGACAGCCGACCAGGACATCGTCGATTCCGCCACCGGCCATGTCTTTTCGTCGAAAGGTCCCTTCTTCGAACGATCGAAGATCAAGCTTCAGACCGGCGTCCAGGTCGACGAGCTCGAGATCGTGCTCACCGCCGGTCCGAGCGACCTCATCGACGGCGTTCCCTGGCTGGCCGCGATCGGCGCGGGGATTCTCGACGGGGCGGAAATCCAGCTGGATCGCGCCTTCATGAGCAGCTTCGGCGACGTCTCCGCCGGGCTGCTGACGATCTTCGCCGGCCGCGTGGTCGAGATCGACTCCGGACGCACGCGCGCAACGATCAAGGCCAACACGCATCTCGAGCTGCTGACCCAGCAGATGCCGTGGCGCCTGTTCCAGCCAGGCTGCGCCTTCACCCTGTTCGACAGCCGCTGCGCGCTGAGCAAGGCAGGCTTCGGCGTAGCGGCGACGGTGGGCGGCGGCTCGACCATCTTCTCGGTCAACACCGATCTCGGCCAACCCGCGGGCTGGGCGTCGCTCGGCACGATCAAATTCGTCTCGGGCGCGTTCGCCGGCAAATCCTTCAGCATCCGCGAGCATGTCGCGGGCGGCGTGCTGAACCCGATCGTTCCTTTTCCGGCCGCGCCGTCGAGCGGCGATTCCTGCGTGGTCTATCCCGGTTGCGACAAGCAGCAATCGACCTGCCAGGGCAAGTTCAACAACCTCGCCCATTTCGGCGGCTTTCCCTACATCCCGGTACCGGAGACCGCGGCGTGACCCGCTTCAGCGCGCATCTCGAGATCACCGGCGGGATCATCCGGCTCTATTCGGCCGGCAGCTACGAGCAGGGTTCGCCGTTCGATTTCGACGTGCCCTTCGTCGGCGACGACGGGCGCGCGATCCTGAAGGCGCTGAACAGCGAAGCCGGGCTCGCGCGCGGCCATATCCGCGCGATCGGCGACTGCCTGAAGCAATGCGGCTTCACGCGCGTCGAATGGGATCGCTGCCGGCGCGTCGACGGCAGGCTGAACATCCGCCGGATGGCGGTCGTGATCCGATGACCGAGCAGTCGGAACGATCCACGGTCGTGGCCGAGGCGCGATCGTGGCTGCGCACGCCCTATCATCATGCGGCGCGGGTGAAAGGCGCCGGCGTCGATTGCGCCATGCTGCTGGCCGCGGTCTATGAGGAAGCGGGCCTGTTCCCCCCGGTCGTGTTCGAAACCTATCCGCGCGACTGGATGCTCCATCGCGACGCCGAGCGCCTGCTGGACATCGTCACGCGCCATGCGCGCGAAGTGCCCGCGCAGACGGGGCCGGGCGACCTTGTCGTCTATCGGTTCGGCCGCGCCTTCGCGCATGGCGCGATCATCATCGAGTGGCCTGTGATCATCCACGCGGTGCCGCGCGCCGGCGTGATCCTCGACGAGGTGGACGGGGCCGGTCTTGGCGGCCGCGCGCGCCGCATCTTCACGCTCTGGAGGTCGCGATGAGTCTGTTCGGCGGCGGTCAGCCGAATGCCATGAGCAAGACGGTCGCGTCGGGCGTCACGATCAACAGCTCGGTCTATGGCAAGGTCGTGCCGATCATCTATGGCACGCTGCGCTGCTCGGGGAATGTGATCTGGTACGGCGATTTCGTCGCGACGCCGCAGGGCGGCGGCGGCGGCAAGGGCGGCGGCCCGGGCGGCAAGGCCGGGGGCTCGACCAGCTATACCTACAGCGCCAATTTCGCGGTTGCGCTCTGCGAGGGCCCGATCGGCGGCGTGCTGAACCAGTGGGCCAACAAGACCGAATATAGCTGGGCCTATTGCCTCGCGAACAACATCAACCTGAAGACCGGCGCGCAGAGCCAGGCGCCTTGGGGCTATCTGACCACCAACCATCCGGGCCAGGATCTCGGCTATAGCGAGACGGCCTATGTCTATTACCAGCCCGGGCTGTTCGGCACCTCTGCCCAGATGCAGAACCTGTCGTTCGAGGTGCAGGGCTTCGGCAACGGCGTCTACGGAACGCCGGACGCCGATCCGGAATTCATCGTCTCCGATCTGCTGACCAACGCCCACTACGGAATCGGATTTCCGCCGGCCCGGCTGGGCGATCTCTCGATCTTCTCCAACTATTGCCGCGCCTCGGGCATGGTCATGTCGCTGCTGCTCGACACGCAGCAGGACGCGGCGTCGATCCTCAACGACATCGTCCAGCAGTCGAATGCGGAGCTCGTCTGGTCGGGCGGCCAGCTGACCATCGTGCCCTATGGCGACCAGAACTTGTCGGCCAACGGCGCCACCTACAGCGCGCCGGCGGCGCCGCTCTATGGCCTGACCGACGACGATTTCATCGGGACGGGCTCAGGCGATCCGGTGCAGCGCACGCGCGCCCGGCCCTCGGACCGCATGAACGCGCTGAAGCTGGAATGGTCGAACCGCGCCAACCAGTACGCGGCCGAGATCGTCGAGGTGAAGGACCAGGCGGCGATCGAGTTGCACGGGCTGCGCGCCGCGCAGCCGAAGCAGGCGCATTTCTTCACCACGCTGTCGGCCGCGACCATGTCGGCGACCTTGCAGCTGCAGCGGCAGGCGGTGCGGAACCGGTACAGCTTCACGCTCGGCTGGAAATACTGCCTGCTCGACCCGATGGACATCGTCTCCATCACCGATCCGAATCTCGGGCTGAACCAGCAATGGGTCCGCATCCTGTCGATCGAGGAGAACGACAATGGCGACCTGACGGTGACGGCCGAGGAATATCTCGGCGGCACCGGCGCTGCGCCGCTCTACAGCCTCCAGAGCGGTAATCCCTTCATCGGCAACTACAACGCCCCGCCCGGGCCGGTGAACAGGCCGATCATCCTGGAGCCGCCGATTTCCTTCTTCGCCGGCACGCCGCAATTGATGATCGGCGCCTCGGGCGGTTCGCCAAGCTGGGGCGGCTGCGACATCTACCTGTCGCTCGACGGCGCCAATTACGAGCTGCTCGGCCATGTCGACAAGGCGGCCAGCATGGGCACCACCACGGCCGCCCTGCCCGCGGCCTCGGGCAACGACACGACGCACCTGCTGTCGGTCGACCTGACCGAGAGCTTCGGCGCGCTGCCGCCAAGCAGCCATGCCACCGCGGCGGGTTATCAGACCAGCGTCTGGGTCTGCGACGCTGACTACACGAACGGCGAGATGATCGGTTATGGCGCGGGGCCGACCCTGACCGGCCCGCACCAATATTCGCTCAAGGACGGCAGCGGCAGCATCTATCTGCAACGCGGCCAGCTCGGGACGAACGGGACGGCGCATGCGGCGGGATCGATGTTCATGCTGTTCGACCAGAGCGTCTTCACCATGTCGCTGCCGCCATGGCTGATCGGCGTCACGCTCCATTTCAAATTCGTCTCGAGCAACATATTCGGCGCCGCCCAGGAATCGCTCGCGAGCGTCACCGACTATACCTACACGCCGGCCGGCATCGCCTCCGCGGTGCAGCCGCCGGGTCCGGTCACGCCGACCACCAGCCTGATCGTCCAGCCCGACGGCACGATCCAGTCCGCAATCCCGTTCTCCTGGATCGCTTCGGGCGATCCGCTGCTGGCGCAATATGAAGTCCAGCTGCAGCTGTCAGGGACGGGCGCCTGGGATCTGAAGCACGTCGTTTCCGCCAATTCGAATTCCTACACCGAGGTGCCGGTCAGGCAGGGCGCCTATTACGACATCCGAGTCCGCGCCGTGCGCATCACGCCCTATGCCACCTATTATTCGGCGTGGAGTCCGACGGCGACGATCCAGGCCCAGGCGCAGGGTATCGGGCCGGGACCATGCTCCGGGCTGAAGCCGGTCGGAACGACGCGCGGCTTTGCGATCTCGTGGACGAATCCGGCCGATCACGACTACGGCTATGCCCAGCTGTGGGCGACGGACATTACGCCGGACCCGGCCTATGGCTTCGACTGCGGCCGGTTCCCGGGGCAACCCGGGCAGCAGACCACGATCGCGCTGACGCAGGTCGTCGGCATTCCGATCGTCTGGCCGACGATGGCGCAGCCCTTCGTCTATTTCTGGGTCCGCTCCTTCAACACCTCGGGCGTCGCCGGGCTGTGGAATCCCACCTTCACGGCCTATTCGGGCATCGCGCCCAATCCGCCCTTGCAGCAGAACGTCACCAGCAGCGGCGGCGCCAAGGACATCGCCAACAACGCCGCCACCACGCTGGCGACGGTCAGCTTCAGCGGCGCCGGCGCGATCACGACCAACGTCACCTTCACCATCAACGACAGCGCCAACATCAATATCACCGCGATCGGCGACATGGTCTTCGCCGGCGGAACCGGCTGGGCCATGCAGGTGCGCGACAATGCCGGCACGGTGCTGGTCCAGACCGGCAACGTCTTTTCCGGCTCGACCGAGCGCCTGTGCGGCATCCAGTACAGCTCGACCAGCCCGCTCGCGCCCGGAACCTACACCTATCAGATCGTCTGGGCGGCCGGCGGCGGCGTGACGCTGAACACGTGCTTCGCCTCCGTCTCGGCCTTGGTGAAATAGATGCTGAACTACGTCCTCTACACGGTCGCCAGCGGCCGCATCGTCTCGGTTCATTCCAGCAACGAGCCGCCCGACCAGAGCCTGCTCCCGGCCGGCCAGGCGGCGCTGCAGGTTCCGGACGGTACGATCGTCGGCTTCCGCACGCATCAGGTCGCCGGTCCGGGAACGCCGGCCGCGGCCCTGGTTCCGTTCGTCGCCACCTTCGCCGAGAACAAGGCGACCAAGATCGCCGCGGCGCTGGATCACTTCGCCAGCCTGTTCCGCCTACCGGCGGGATATAGCTGGTCGGGCGCGCTGTTCCAGATCGACGCCAACAGCCAGGCCGCGATCACCGCCATGGGCGCGGATGCGGATCGCAGCCTTCGAGATCCGACGACGTTCCCTTGGGATCCCGGCTTCTATTTCATCGCGGCCGACAACAGCCATGTCGCGATGACAGCGACGCAGATGGCGAGCTTCAGCCAGGCCATCGCCAATTATGTGCGGCAGGCCCGCTATCGGGTCAGGGCGATCAAGGACGCGATCGCGGCGGCCGCCGACCGGGCGACGCTCGACGCGATCGACGTCACCGCCGGCTATCCGGTTTCATCCAGCTGAAAGACGCGGCCATGGCGCATGACAAGGTCATCACGATTCCGGTCAGCACGCAGGAACGCTGCGGCTTCACCGATCACGCCGCGCCCTATTCGATCGAAGAAGCGCGCCCCTTCATCGGGGCGAGCGGAGAGATCAGGGTGCAGCCCGGCGTCCATTTCGAGGGCGAGGACGCGCAGCTGCTCTACGACCCTGCCGCCCAGGCCCGCGGCGAAAGCCTCAACGAACGCGCGACCTGGATCATGCAGCGCTCGCATGCGGGCGACATCGCGATCCATGGGCCGGCCGTCGTTCTCGTCGGCATTCCGATGCTGGCCGAGCCCTGATCGCGCGAGGTCAACGCGGCGCTGTCGCCGCGATTCAATTCATTCGCTGACGGAGCCGCCCACGGGCGGCTTTTTTGTTGGAGCCAGTCATGTCGTTCGATGCGCTGGGTTCGGTTCTCGCCTGGGCGATTCCCGCGGCGATCGCGCTGGTCGGCGGGTTGCTCGGGCTGCTCAGATATTTCGCCGACCGCGAGGAGAAGGGCGCGCAGGCGCTGCGGGCCGAGATCGAGTCCCTGCGCGGCGAGATGCAGGACGGCGACGGGACGGCGCGCGCCCGGATCGACGAATGCCGGTCGCAGCACGCCCGCGCCTCGGCCGAGCTTCGCCTGATGATCGCCGGCCAGAAGGAGAAGATGGCCGAGCATCGGCTCGATATCGCCGAGCGCATGCTGAACAAGGACGATTTCCGCGACTTCTCCAACCGGCTCGAGGAGCGGCTGGGGCGGATGGAGGCCAAGCTGGACCATCTGGCCACGGCGCCGACGCGCGCCTGACAATCGGAGTCAATCATGAGCGAGATATCAGGGCCCGGCGGCGACCCCGTCGACGTGCTGGCTAGAACGGCGTGGGGAGAGGCGCGCGGCGAAGGCCAGGCCGGCATGATCGCGGTCGCGGCGGTGGTGCTGAACCGTATCCGCATCAGCCAGGAGCATGGCGGCCGCTATTGGTGGGGACATGACGTGGTGAGCGTATGCCGCGCAAGGGCCCAGTTCAGCTGCTGGAATCCGGGCGACCCCAACCGGCCGAAGTTGTTGGCGGTCGATGAGAGCGATCCCGAATTCCGTATCGCCCGCCAGGTAGCCGAGGATGCGATCGCCGGCCGCCTTGTCGACCCGACCTTCGGCGCCACGACCTACAAGCGCGCTTCGCTGCCCTGGCCCTGCGGCTGGGGACATTTCCGGCTGCCGCTCACGGAGATCGGCCGGCACGCCTTCTACAATCTCGCGCAGGACTGAATCCCATGGATCCGATTACGATCGCGCTCGGCCTCAGCCAATTCGTGCCCTCGATCGTGCGCTGGATCGGCGGCGACAAGGCGGGCGACGTGGCCCAGCATGTGGTCAATGTTGCGCGCGCCGTGACGGGCGCCGGCGATGGCGACGCCGCGCTGGCGGCGCTCAAGGCCGACCCGCAGCTGGTCCTGCAATATCAGCAGGCCATGGTGGCGTATGAGCGCGACCTGTACGCCGAGGACACGAAGCGGCTGCAGGCGATCAACCAGACCATGCAGGTCGAGGCCGCCTCCGCCGACCCCTATGTTCGCCGCATGCGCCCGACGTTCGGCTACATCATGGCCATCACCTGGGCCGCAACCATGCTCGCCGTCGCCCGGGCGATCGCGGTCGCGCCGAGCACCGCGCCGACGATCATCGCATCCGTATCGCAGCTGACCGGGCTGTGGGGGATCGGCTTGGCCGTCCTCGGCATCTATGTCTACAAGCGGAGCGACGAGAAGAAGAACAGCGGCGCAAATGGTCTGAAGCTTCCTTGA